GTCCACGAATAGTGAGCATTGGGCTGTTTTCCACAAAAGCGTATCTAGGTCTAACCTCGCTAATAATTCTGGCGAACTCTGTCCATAATCCACTTCTTTCACCTGTAATTCCTGCGCCTTTTCCTGCTGCGCTAATGTCTTGGCATGGGAAACCGCCAGATACCACGTCAACAATTCCTGCCCACGGCTTTCCGTCAAAACTTGTAACGTCAGACCAAATTGGGAAAGGTTCAAGAATTCCATCATTTTGTCGTTGCGCCAGAACTTGTGCTGCGTAGGCATCACGTTCAACTCCGCATACAGTTCTCCATCCCAAAAGTTTTCCTCCAAGAATTCCTCCACCAGCACCTGCGAAAAGAGCCAGCTCATTCATCACTCTGCACTATTCTTAAAATAAACATATAACGCTTCAACTAAACTAAACTTTACATCACCACCTTTAGCTATCTTATTTAAAATATAACGACTAATTTTTAATTCTTCACTTAAAATAAAAATTTTTATTTTTGGATCAGAAAGTTTTTGTTGTACATATTCATAATGAGTAATTGGTTTAACTTTATTTTTTTCTTCTTTTTCTTTTCTTTTTTCTCTTTCCTTTAATTCCTCTATTTCTTTTTTTAATTCTATTTCTTTTAATTCTTTTAATCTTAATTGCTCAGTATTAAATTCCATTCTTTTAATTTTCATATAATTTGAAATAGTAAAATCATCACCGCCATTTTGTAAATTTATTAAATTAAGCCCATTTTCTCTAAAAGATTTAATTAATATTTTTTCCATTTCTAACGCATCTTTTTCTGAAAGATTGTCAGCTATTTTTTCAGCTATAAATCCATAATTATTTGCTATATCTTTCCATAATTGTGTTCTATCTCCTGATACAAACATTCTGTTTTTTGTTCCTTTTCCAATATAGAAACATTCCCCAGTATCTAATCTTAAATGCTTATAAACATAAAATGTATTCATATAATTATCCTTAATGATTTATAACATTATATATATATTTTACATATTTGTTTATTTATTTTACTTAAAAGTTAAAAACGCTTGCAATAGATAATTAATAAGAATATAGTTCTATCCATGCACCGAGTGGTGTATTTAACAGGAGAAACGCAAATGACACACTTTCCACTATCAGGTAATCGTAACGATCCAGACTGGCCAGAGGATTTAACGCCAGTCAATGTTCAAGACTTAGTAGAACAATTCCTCACATTCAACGCACTTCCACTATCAGACTACTTTGATGAAACTTCTGTGCTTGCAGACAAGGTTCATGCAATCCTTTACGACATTGAGGATGACAAAATTGGTCGTATCAAAGACTTATATGATGAGGAAATCACTCGCCTAGCAAAGTGGGTTGAAGCTAACTTTGAAACCAACACACACGCAGAGTGGATTTATAAATTGGCAATGGAGTGTTAATTATGACTGACTATAAAAACTTAGTTGTTAAATCTGAAACTGATTGGGTAGAGATTATTGTGATTGGTGCTTGCTTTATCGGCACAATCCTTTTATCAGCTTTTCTTTACTTACTTTGGGGAGCTTAATCATGGCAAATGACGCATACATTGATGAAGATTCAGCACTACAACAACAGCAAGACCAAGAGTATGAGTTGTGGGTATATGAGCAAGAACGTAAATCTCACATCGCTGACCTACAGCAACAATTTAGCGAGTATTTATATAGCAATTACATGATTTGTAATGGCACAGCTTTAATTGAACTACTTGAATCTGGTGACGCACTAGCAGACTTCCTAGACCTTAACGGTTTACCTGCTGACACCGAAATTAATCTTTAGGAGAATGAAAATGGCAAAACAAGGATTTGTAGAGATACATGGTAAGGCTTACGAAACAGTGGCTAGTCGTGTTGCACGATTTAGAGAGTTTTATCCTGAGTACACCATCCAAACTAAAATTATTAAGATTGATGCAGATGAGTGCATTGTTGAAGCTGGCATCTTAAACGAGGACAGCCGATTAATCGCTAACGGCCATGCACAAGAGTTCAGAGCTAACAGCCAAATCAATAAGACTTCTTATGTTGAAAACTGCGAAACGTCAGCAATTGGTAGAGCCTTAGCATCATTCGGGATTGGTGGCACAGAGTTTGCCTCTGCTAATGAGGTGGTTAATGCTATCCACCAACAAAACAATCCAGTTGGTCGTGCAGCACAAGCACTTAAAGTTGATGTGCCAGCGTTGGTTAAACAAATCACCGACACTAAATCATTGACTGACTTGTTACAAGTGTTCTCTGAGGTGTACCCAAAGACTAAACATGACGCAATGGCAACCAAACTAATCATTGCTGCCAAAGATGAAATGAAGTCATTATTTGAGGAGAGTGTAAATGAGTAATATCTCACTATACCAACTGACAAACGAATATCAGTTAATACAAATGAAGCTATTAGAGTCTGACTTTGATGAGCAGACCATCGCAGATACATTGGAAGGTGCATCTGGTGATATTGAAGCCAAATCAATTAATGTAGCTATGTTTATCCGCAATCTTGAAACAAGTGCTGAGGCAATTAAACAAGCAGAAAAAGAGATGGCCGATAGACGCAAGGCAATAGAAAATAAAGCAGATTCTATTAAGCAGTACCTAAAAGACAATATGCAACGCTGTGGCATCACAAAAATAGAATCGCCATACTTTGCCTTAACAATCAAAAAAAACCCGCCTAGCGTTGTTATTGATGATGTAGGGGCTATTGCTGGTGAACTTTATGTATATCCAGAAGCACCAGCACCGTATCCTGACAAAAAAGCGATTGCAGAATTACTTAAAGCAGGTAAAGAAGTTAATGGAGCACATTTAGAGCAAGCTGACCGTCTTGATATTAAATAGGAGATTGTTATGTCACAAAAAGCAAAAATACTTGAATGTCTAAGCAAAGGCTGGAAGTCACCGCTAGATGCACTTAAAGAAGCTGGCACGATGAAGCTGGCCACTAGGGTTGGTGAGTTACGTCATCAAGGTTATAAGATTGATGACATCTGGCATGAGTCTGGCAAATATAAACTTTATAAACTGGAGCAATTATTATGATTATTGACAGCCTTTATAAACTACCGCCACCTAGCCCAAAGATGGTTGAGCTGCGTGATAGCAAGATTGCTAAATGTAAAAAGTTAATGGGTGACAAATATCTATTAGCTAAACAAGTGGAGAGAAAAGATGGAGCTAAATAACAAAATTGGTACATTGCTGTGTGAGCTTAGAGAAACTCAAAACACAGTAAAAGAAATACGTGCTGACCTCTTACGAGCAGCATTTGAGGCAGGACTAGACCAGCAGACAGCATTAAAGATTAGTGTGGCAGACTGGCTTGATGGTTATTTGGTGGCACAAGGTATCGTGCCTAGTTATCGTAAGATTGAATCATTAGAATTTAACAATTATTAGGAGCAATAAAATGGCATCAGTTAATAAAGTAATCTTAGTTGGAAATCTAGGTAAAGACCCAGAAGTGCGTTTTATGCAAAATGGCGAAGCCGTCTGTAACTTTAGCATTGCGACAACCGATAGCTGGAAAGATAAAGCTGGTGCAAAGCAAGAACGCACCGAATGGCACAATATTGTGATGTACCGCAAACTAGCTGAAATCGCTGGTGAGTATCTTAAAAAAGGCTCTACAGTTTACTTGGAAGGCAGTCTGCAAACACGTAAATGGCAGGATAAAGAAGGCCATGACCGATACACTACAGAGATAAATTCAAGTGTAATGCAAATGCTAGGTGGCAAGCCAGAGAGTAAATCCGAACCTGTGCATCATCAAGTTAGCACACAGCATAAGCCAGTAGTTGATGTGGCTGATCCGTTTGATGAAATAGACAGTGATTTGCCTTTTTAGCGGAGGCAATCATGGCAACTAAAAATGATGTAACTGGTGACTTAATTAAAAGCAAATACAGCAGCAGTTATGCTGATAGGTTTGATGCAATCTTTCGTAAGCCTAAAAAGATGACAGAACAAGAGTTGTACGAATCAGAGTTGGATCGGGCAGATGCAAAGTATCAACAGGAGAAAGATGATGCCACCATGTAACGGAGATTGTAATCAAGGTCGTGAGTGTAATTGTGAGTGTAAAAAGGAAACTAAGATGACTACCAAAGACGAAGCATTGCGTATGGCGATTGAATTGATGGAACGGTTTTTAGAAGACACGATAGCATTTCAAGTAGCGATTACATTTGTGCGTAATGCCTGTAAAGAAGCATTGGCTGAAACTCAAGAGCCTAAACCACCAACAATACTCGCTAGACTACCAAATGGGGCAACTGTAAGTAATGTTTATGAGGCATATGAGGCAGGGTTAAAGGAAGGTAAAGCTAAAACTCAACATTGGCTATGCTTAGATGGTCAAATGGTGGTGGCTCAATTATACACCACACCAAGCCGTGAGTGGCAGAGTTTGAGTGATGATGAGATTATTTATATGTATAACGAGCCTAGTTCAGATGCAGAGATGCTTGAGTTTGCTCGTGAGTTTGAAGCGAAGTTGAGGAGGAAGAACGGATGAACTACATAGCCCACAACGCTGTGCTGACCGAAATGATTGCGGCTGACCATGATATAATCATGGCATTAAGACAAGAAATATTAACAATGAGAGAGATTATGACACAAGAACAGATGGCAGAGTTGCGTGAATTATTACTGAAAAGCCAACAGGCTACTGAGGCTTCTCGTACCAATCAATCAGAGCATTTAGCTGGTCACGTATCTGCTTTGCTTGCTCAAAGTTCTCTATGACGTTGGTGAGGACTTCTGTGTCTGTAGCGGTATCTGTGCTGGTGGTCGTTTCAGTAGTTCTTGTGGTGGTTGTGGACAAACCTGTGAGGGCATTATTCCACAAGACCAAAGCATCATTGTTAGCAAAACATATCCTATTGTCCGTAACATCTTTCACCTTACCTTTCAAAGTTCTATAAACTACAACTTGTTCAGCTTGTTGTTGCTCAAACTTAATAGCTACTTCTCTAGCATATCTATCATACGCTTGCTGTAGCTCTATCGTATCTTGTAATGCTTTCTTTAAGTTAGCGTCATACTTCCAACCATGCACAGTCCAGCCAGTACAGAACGCTACAAAGACCGCACCTGCTATCAACATTATACGAACATTAAGCGGCATTATTCTTACCTTTCGCAAAGTTGTCTGCGGTGTGTCCAGCTACCAAAGCAATCACATTAAAATTGACAATGCTGGTAAAGTCGCCACTGGTCAATTTACCTACATACAACAATGCAGCAGATAGTAGGGTTAAGCCTACTGCAAAAGCAAATCGTCTACCACCTATGCTGTTAAAGTTCATGTGATACCTACTGTATAAAATGCCTTACCACCTTTAAACTTAGCTGTAAGTAATTGCCGTCTGTTATCTGGATCACAGCTAATATGCACCCAAACACCCTCAGGTTTACTTTGAGATACACCTTCCAGTATTAACTGATCAAACTTTAAATTACTACCTGCTATTTCTTTTGCGACCTCAATCGGTTTACCAAACGTTGGACAAGTGAAGTCAGCGGCATAACCCCGTACATGAGCAGATGTGTCATTGCTTCCAATATGACGATTAAGCATAAGACTACGATAACCAGAGGATATACGAATAGCACCGCCACCCACAAGCTCACGGACTTGCTCAAGGAGCACAGCCAACATACGAAGATTTTCCACCACCTTTGCGCTGGGGGTGTTGTTGATGTTGTGGCGAGTCGCTTCCTGTGATGCGGTAAGTTCATCTAGTGAAAAATTCATTGATAGTTGTGTCATTTTTATAAAACCTATTTTGGCAATTTTCTTTATGGGTTACAAATCTACAATTACTTTGTGAATATAAGTTATCATTATCTATCCTATCTAGCTCTAATCCGTCTGTATACCCGTTTTCTAAAGCCCAACTAATAAAGTTGTTTGCATCCAACCATGATTGGTCAACTGTTATACCCCTACCGCCATACCTATTCCAACTTTTATGTTTTGGGTTTGTGCATCGTTGAATCATCCCAGCCCATACTTGATATATCTTTGAACTACTCATTCCATGCCCTGTTCTTGTCCTAGATAATTCTTTTTTCCTAAAGCATCCGCAAGATTTAGACCTACCAAGTTTTAAACTTCTATGCCCTACTAACTTTTCTGTTCCGCAAACACACCTACATGGTATATTTGTTTTATAGTTAATTGATATAGGTTCTCCAGTAACAGTCCAGTATCCTATTTTTAATCCTATTTGATACGCTTCTTTTTGTTTATTTAGCCACCTAGCTGCCATTGGTTTTTTCATAAAGTTCTCCTAAGAAAACATTATTATACTACGGAATTAAACTGAAATGCTCCGTCATTTACGTTGTTCTAGCACAATGATACGTTTCTCTAGCCCAGCATCTTCAGCGTGTAATGATTTTATATCAGCCAAGTACATAGACATGAAGTAGACTAAGCCACCCTGCACCACGGCTAGGCAGATTGAGATGACGTTCCACATACCACGCCCTTTGTTCAACAGGGCATTATTTTCTTCTGCATTTTTGGCTACGGCAGTCATGTGCTGTTTAAGCTGTCTGTCTGTGTCGTTGACGGCTTCGGTGTTTGCAATCAGGCTGACGTTAATGTTCTGTAAGACTAAGAGTATCGCCCGTGTTTTTGGGTCATTCTCCGCTTTGATTAGTTCATCAATTTCAGTCTTGCCACCGTCATCATGTCGTCTGTTATGTTCAGCCATCTTAAACCTTTCTTAGTTAAATACCTTGTCCTGGCAAGATAAAAACTGTAGTTGCTGCTGCCGCTAATCCGCTAAAAAATGTATTTGCACCAAAGCGTAAAATCTCAATTGCGCCTGGTAATAATACAATCGCTGCTGATGGTACTCCTGCTGCTGGTGCTACTGCGTTGGCTTCAGCAATTGCGGCTGTTGGGCCAGTACCTAAAAATACTGTATTCACTCCGCTATTAATCACACGATATTGACCAACATTTTGACCATCAAGTTTAGCGTAAACTGGTGCTTGTAAGCCTGTTGATGCTACGGCTTCTGCTGGAACTAACAGTGTGTCGCCTAGTGGCGTAAATGCTATTTGACTATTACTTGCCATAATACTTCTCCTAAAATTGAACCTAAAATTGCGCCTAGCGTAGTCGCTACCCAATCCCAAACATCACTTGTATGACCTGTATTATGAGCATCATACACTTCTTTGGCAAATGCTAATATTGTCATAATTGTAACACCAGCATAAAATCCTAAAAAGCATGAAATAGCTACGCCACCAATTGCGCCTGTCGCAAAATGCGCTTGCTTATCAAGTGGAACTGGAATACGTGGACTAGATAATTTAGCTAATAGTAAAAATAGTTTTTCCATATATTTAATAGTTAATTAGTAAGCGTTTATTTTTACGTCTTGTGTACATATATTCGCCAAGCTGTATGAAAAAATCCCAGCCATCATTGTTGCCAGCATCCACGTTAAACTGTGAGATAGGTGAAAACCATGTAGCACCACCAATAGCGATTGAATCTCGTATAGTTAAATAGCTTACTGTATTAGTACCTGACGCGTCGCTAATTGTAGCTTGAGTGCCTGGTGTTGTAGATTGAAGATATTTCATTGTACTGTTAGTGGCAACAAATGACCCTACAGTATTAGTAGTCGCAGCTTTTAATTGAACCGTACCTGCGTTAATAGTAAATGCTCTAGTAGCCCCTTGTGTCAAAGCATCTTGAAAAGCAAAAGTACCACCAAGCCCAAAAAATGTAATTGGGAAGTCTAATGTTTTTCCAGCAGTAGTAATGTTATGTGTACCACTAGTGGCTGCAAAAGTTGTAGCGTTAGCACCAGCAGTTAATGTCATACCTGCTACAAAAGTAGCCCCTCCATATATTGTTCTTACAGAATTAGGTATTGTTCCGCTAAATCCAGTAAAGTTTACAGATTTATAAACGGCAGAAGTATCAGTAAGCGTATAAGTGCCAGTAGTGTAGTTAAAGTTTAATGCCTGAGCTTGCGTCATCGCTCCTGTGCTAACAGTAGTAGCTGTAGCAGAATTATTTGATATATTGACTGTAGGTGTACCTGTATAACTAAATCCTGTAGTTGATGAAGTATTCCATACAGCCCCCACCCCAGTAGTTGTTATATTCCCTGTACCAAATAAAATACTTCTAGTATTGACGTTAGTAGCGTTAAATAAACCTGTGCTTAATGTCCTATTCCCACTAGATAAATCTAATGTGCCTGACGTTAATGTAGTTGTAAGCGTAGAACCTAAAGTTAAATTATCTTGTAGTTGCAACTTGCCGTTTATGTTATCAATGGTAACAGGCTGGGTTAAAGTTTTTCCTGCGCTTGTAAATTGTTGAGTGACACCTTGCCCTAGAAAACTTAATGCGCCAGTCCCCGTAAACGTAAGGTTGCTAAACAAAGTAACATTACCATATATAAAAGGAGTTATTGTGCTTGTGGCGAATGTAAACGCTGTTGTTCGCATTGATATGCCATCAGCCATTTGAATATTGCCAACATTATAATAATTATTGAATGTTACTGTTCCAGCAGCACCAAGTTCTGTAAATGTAGCTGTGTCTTGTGCCAAAGGGAAGTTAGTAGTAGCAGGTACGCCATTGTTAGTCGCAGCCCATCCATTAGCACTCCAATTTTGTACCCCTGCTAAATTCCAGTAAACAGTTTTAGGCGCAGCAAAAGTAATAGTTGCTACATCATTGCCACCACAATTACCTAATCTAGTACCTGTTAATGCACCGCCACCAATACAATTTCCAGCAAATTTAGTATCTCTAAAATCAACATCAGCAAGTATTGCTACAGCGTTACAAGTAAAGGTGTTTTGTGATCCTACAATAAGTGTATTTGATGTGCCAGCGTTATTATTTGCACAAATAAACAACCTAGTATTGTATGTATTTGTAGCTCCAAGTGTTAATGTACCGTTAATTGTTTGGCTTGCCCCAAAAGAAACCCATTTTGATATGGTAGTTGATGCAGTAGCAATACTTAAATTATTAAACGTATTAGCCCCTGCAACTTGAACTTGAAAAGCAAGACTGCCGATTGTGACATTGTAGAAAGTTTTGCCACCACCTGAAAAAATATTTCCACTTGCAGCAGTTATTGTTGATGTACCTGCATTAAAAGTTAAATTTGTTGGAATGGTAAAATCAACTACGGTTGCCCCAGTTACTGTAATAGTTGATGAACCTAAGTTAATACTTCTAATGCTTGAATATGAGGAGCTAAAGCTACTACAACTTACATTGTTGTTAGCAGTAATAAAAGAACCATTTTGAATTAGCAGTGCAGAACCAATTGTTAAAGCACCGCCAAGAGTCCACTCTCCCCCTACACCATTAAAAAAAACATTTCCTGTTGTTAAAGTAACACCATTAGTTGTAATAGTATTACCTATTGCGGTAGAGGCAAAAGTAACAACGCCAGTATATGTTCTTGTTAAATTAGCCGCAGGGAATGTTAAAGAACCATAAACAGACCATGATGCCGATCCCGCTAAAGTCATAACTCCGTCTAATGCGCCTCCAGCCCCACCAGTAGAAAAGGTTTTACAAACAGCACCAACCCCAATAGTTACAGTAAAAGCCAAAAGTGCAACATTAGAAGATGCGTCAAATACAACATCATCAACAGCCGTTGGAGCTGCACCGGATTGTACAGTTCTAGCTAAATCTGTGTACCAATTTGTTACGGTACTAGCATCCCATGTTCCAGTAGCATTTGCGCCTGTAGGCCCCCAATATAAAGTTGCCATTATAAGTTCCTTTCAGATGCTATTATTGCCATAAATGAAAATAGTTTTTTCATGTTAATTTGCTATATAACTAAAAGTCATACCCATTCTAGTTGTAGCTGAAATATTAGTGTCAAGTAAATTTCCTGTAAAATTTGCAGTTGCGTTTCTAAATGCTAGTACCGTACTATTGGTAGTTAAAAATGGCCCAACAGAGGTAGAGGTAACTAATCCTGTGGTAATGCCTTGAGCAAAGTTTTGCGTTAATCCTGATTTTGATGAATATGGTAGTCCACTTACGGTTACATCCCCTGTAAGCGCATTTTTAGTAGTTAAAGATACATCAAAACACACGGTTACTATATTATTAACTCTAGTGTATGTGGCTGTAGTATTTTGTGTTTGAGAGCCAGGGTCAACGCCACCAATAAGAATTAAAGGCGACCAAGTACCCGAATCATTAGACCTAAATTGATTAGTAGGTGTGCCACTGGTTGTAGCTCCTGCACCAGGGTTTAAATTACCTATTTCAACAAAAGTATTGACTAAATTAAGACCTGTTATTTTAGCCGCAACGGTTGAACCTAAAAAATTACCGATAACAACTAAAGGTGACACGCCAGCGTTACATACTATGCAAGACTGACCAGCAGTAGGCACAATAATATTATCTTCTACGGATGCTTGAGTTGAAGTACCATCAACTGCCCCATTTAATGATAGCGTATTAAACGTGATTGGCGCACTTGCGGCAGATTCAAATTCATTACCTTTTATGATAAGCCCAGTTGAACCAGCTACTCTAATGTGAGTTAAACAGCCATTAAAGTTATTATTGTAATATGAGTGCGTATATCCACCATCATCGGCAATACCATAAACAGTTGCGTTTTGATTGATTTGACATTCTTGTACCGTAATACGATTAGTAAAATCAGGCAAACCGCCTATTGTATGACCTGCGCCATTAACTAGCCATACCCCTGCCAATAGTTGCGATTCAAATTTACAAAGTCTTATAGTAGCTAATTCAGTTTGGTCAAAAATAACACCATACTTAAAGCCGATAATTTCAACACCATGTAAAATTACATATGAACCACCAACATCAACGTACCCACCGCCAGTATTAGCTGCGTTAGTGTTAAAAATACCTAAATTTTCAACTGATGTATTAACTGTATTATTAACATTAATAGTAGATGACATTAAAATGCCATCTCCAGTATTAGTAAATTTAAGAACGGTAGCACGATACCCTGCGCCTATAATACTTACGCCAACTTTCATTGCTAAAGTTGATGATACTAAATAAATTCCTTCAGGGATATATAGCGTATTACCACCTGAATATAGCCCGCCACCGTTATTTATCCATCCTGAACTACAAGCATTAATAGCGGCTTGAATTGCGGCAGTATCATCAGTAACGCCATCACCTACAGCACCAAAATCTTTAACGCTAACTTGTTCACGAAGTTTAGTTTGTACGTTAGTTTGTACTGCACCTGTACCTGCTGGGTCATATATGACTCCAGAAGCATTTGGACTTACGCCTGTTCCATCAGCAAAACTATAAACTGTTGATCCTTTGCTGTCTTGCACCAATATAGAAAAACTAACGCCATCAACATAAACTTTAGCAGGAGTACCAGCATTAGATATGTAACCGTTAATTGTTCGCATTGGTTGAACTGCTGGAATAGTCAGCGCAGCATCATAGTAAGCAACAACAGGATTAGTCTGAGGATTAAGATTAGCCACTCCCACCCATACATAACCATTATCTAATGGCTGTCCATCTCTATCTTGAAATACTGGGAATGGAACTTGAATTGATAGTGCTGACATTTATTTATTCTCCTGATCGAATTGGCGTTCAGCTTGCACTGCTTGTTGTATAGTAGAATTTAAACTCTTAATCAATGCTGTTTGCTGTGCGCTTCCTGCTGCGGTTTGCGATATTTTAATTAGTAAATTACGAACTGGTGCAGATTCATATATACGAGCAGCCCCACCACCAACACCTGCTACACCAAGTGTTCCAATAAAACCTGTAAGCCCACCACCAAAAAAACTTGATAATGCAGCAGCTCCAGCAGGAATTGCAACTTGCACACCTGTTGTTGGCATGGCTGCTGCCTCAGACGCACGTTTAGTGATATTTAAAACTTTAACAAGCCCTTCAATCTGTTTTAAATCATCACCTGTAAAAAATACGTCAATAGATGTTCCAAGTCGTTTAACTTCACTAGCAAACTTATCTGGAGATATAATAACCCCTTCTCCAGCTTCAACAGATGATTTTTCTGATGCACGTGAAAGAATTGCTGTCCTAGCTCTCGCTCGACCTGCTGGTGTAAGGCTCGCATAAAGTTGTTTAACTTCACTAGGCTTCTTACTGAATAGCATTTTTGCAACTACTTCTGGTGTTGCATTACCAGTTCTTAACACTGATTTTAATGTACCCATGTCTAATTCACCAGCTAAATTAGATAGACGTTTATCTGCAACTTTCCACTTTGTTACATCACGTCTATTCCCAACTCTAGTAATAAATTCTTCCATATCCTGTTTAAGTGGTTTATAAATGCTTGTTAATGATTTTTCACCAGCACTACGAACCGATGCTAACTCTTGTGCTTTAAAACTTTCACCAAGTTGTTTGCGTAGCACTTCCACATTAACTAAGTTCTGACCTTGCAAAGATGCTTTCCAATCATTTAAACGATCAATAATTGGTAAAAATTCTTTTGTTTTAGCTCCCTTCAGTTTAGCAATCTCATTGTCAATAGCTTGTATAGTTCTATTTAATGGAACTACGCCAGACTGTCCAAGCCGTTCTATAACTTCTGTTTTTGCTGTAGAGTATTTTGTAATATCAGCACCACGTTTTGTGAATAAGTCTTTCATCACATCATCTGTTGCACTAGCAGCATCATCAGCACCAAAGTCACGCAAAACATTACGAACTGCATCAACTCGTTGTGTTTGTTGAACTTTACGAACTCCACCTGTGCCAGCTAACGGTATGCGCTCACCAACTGTTTGTAGCCATTTTGATGCAAATGTCCTAGGTGGTAGTACATCAGAAGTCATAAGATTGACCCCTACTCTTTCTGCATCATCTATTACTTGAGCAACAGCAGGTGCAGCAACTGGTGCAACTGTAGGGGCTACAGCAGGTGCAACGGAAGGTGCTACTCTGCCTACAACACTCTTAACGCCCTCTTTCACCGCTTGATAAACTGGTGGGATGATACGTGATAACAA